CACTGATCAACTTGTTTGTATCATTAAAGGGCAAATCTACCGAGGTAGATCCCAGTACTCACAAGTGGGGTTAACCGTATATGACGCTCAAATTTAATTGAGTTAACCCTCTTGATAGATCAAAATAACTATATAAGAAAAGTGCTGTGCGATTATTTCGCTCAATTCCAGTTGCAAAATTGAGTATAGCTCATTGTTTGACACTTCGTCGAAATGCCAATTGTTCTTGTCGAATCGCATCATTTTGAGCTTGCTGATTCAACTTGTTTGGTTGTGTAACCTGTTTATTGTCCTTTGAATTGTCATTGGACATGCTTGGAGCTGGCTTAACCATAACTCGACAAGCTAGAGGCCACCCAGCGTTAAAATCTGTTCCAATCGCAAAAGCCAGATTCCACGTGAGTGGTGTACTATGATTAGACCACATAGTATAGTCGATACCTTCAAAAGTTTGATCAACTCCAAAGAAGGGTGTATAGAAGTACCTGTTACTATAACAAGGAACCTCAATTTCCGCGCAAGCACGGACTGTTGAAACAGTTAAATTGTAACCTGCTCCATAGCTAGGATCACCAGATCCAAGACCTGTTGCATCATTACTAAGCCAGGTGTGAATCATACAGGGTAAACCTGTTTCATCAATAACACCAGCTAAACTGTTTGGAATTATCTTTAAGCGGTAACCTCCACGATAATAGTGGAAAGCTGAAAGATACCCTTTAAGGAATGAATCCATAGCGCCGTAATTCATCAACATCATTTGATAGAAGTTTAAAGAATGCACGTCACCATCTGAAGTTGTACTAGTCAAATAATGGTATCGAGATGCCAATTCAGACCATCTTTTTGTGTGGTCTGCCATTGCTACCCTATCTATGATTTGGGATTGGGCATTAAACAATGGTTTAAAAGTTTTCTTGAATAAATTTCTCATCTCCACATGTTCTCGTTGAACACCTTTGTCCATTTGCGTATGGTACAATGCAGGTGGTGGATTTTCAGGATCTATCCAAGTAATGTTCTTTACGCAAGGTTTGGAAACCACCATGTCTTCGCCAGCCGCAACCCAAAGGTTGTAACTGATATTAGTTGAAGTTACATTATCAACAGTAACTGGTGGATTAACCATGTATAAAGCAACATACCCTATGTCATTTATTAATGGTAAACCATCAATAACACTAGCAATAAATGTTTCGGGAACTGACAAATAAGGGGTTTTAGCTAAATAGGGAACTGCAAATTCAAATGATGTGTCGCCAGTAATATCAAAAATCTGAGAGATATAATCACCGGCAATATCATCATCGAATGATGCTGGAACAGTTTCCCCTGGAGGAAAATAAACGATTCGAACTCTTGCCGTGACAAAGAGTGAAGTGACGAATCGGAAAGCGTATTTTATAGAACCACGCCAAAAGGAATGTTGTGCGATGGCATGACAAACCATGGTAGGATATAATCCACCTGTCACTGAAAAAACACTGGCTAGAGGATTGCATTGTATCTTGAATATTTGGACACCAGCAAGAGTGGTAGAAGTAAAACTTCCGATCTTAAACATGCCTGGTATAGACATGTAATGACGCATTTGGTCATAATCACGATCGGTCCCAAAGTATTTCCAATCTGATGCCAAATAGCAATCAGGTTCTAAGGATAATTTCATACTTGGATCAAGATCATTAGCAAGAGCCATATTTCCAACAGTTTGTTGGATATAGTTTTCAGGGGCGCGTTCTGTGGTAACACGACAGTAACCCATAGAATGAGCAACAACTGAAGCTGCTTTAAATAGGGGTGATGCTATAGAGCTCACACCTCCAATATAGGGTACTGTTCGCAATAAAGCTAATCCTTTAGACATAGAATCCAAAGTTGTGCTAATACGTCCGCTTTTACTTTTAGTAATTGTTTCCTTTTCCATTTGAGCAATGTAGCCAGCTGTTTGTAAATTGAGGAAATTCACACTGACGGCAATATCAACTACAGGGGTGGAAACTGAACCTGATAGTTGTAAGGGAGTTAATACCCAAACATTGACTAAACCAAACCATGAATATAGCCCTGAAGTGGTGGGATACGAACAATAAGCTTGACTAGCAATATAGGGTAAAACAATCTCAACAATATTCTGGCTTCCAGCACTCAGAATTATGTTTGGATTGTTTGAAGCTTGGAAGATATTGGCTGATCTATTAGTAACTGAGTTAGCGTCAGTATAACGATAATTTGGAAGATACTCAATTAATAATTGACCATAGTGGAAAGTAGTTGCGTTCACACGGAAACTCAACTTCACATCACCTCGGTACATAGAAAATCTAGAGAGAACAGCCTGAATGGTTGGGATAGTCTCTAGCTGTTTTGGAAATTCATATTGAACTAATCTTTGACCAGCTGCAAAAGATCCACCCCATGAAACTGATGGCAACATATAAGTTCTAGTTGATAGATCAATAATATTTTGGGGTTGATAAGGGTTAGTGTTTCCGTAAATAGGAGATGCAGAGATATTCAATTCAATATCAATCTCTTTTTCATCGTCATTAAAGGTTGTTAAACCTTGTTCCTCAGTTTTGTGAGGTTCATCTCCAGTTTTCTCCATTTGGGCAACAAAACCTTGGTCAATTCCTTCTGTATTTATGACAACTTCATCATCAATAAGATTATCAAAATTGTTATCAAAACCACCAGAAGTGTATTCTTGCATGAGAGAATCATAAGAGCGCATACCCATGCTAGGACAATGATGTGAACGTAATGCTCTCTCAATCTTTTGCACGTAGTTATCATAAGTTTCTCGGCCGTGGTGAAATAACTCTCTACAGGCACCAGCACAATTCGTTGTTGTACGATTTTGTCGTGTGCTTACTCCCTCTCTTATCCAATTTGTAATTTCAAGGATATTCTCGAGAGGTAATGGTGCAAAGGTTTGCGAACCTACCTGTTTGAAAGTTCTCTTAAGGAAAGAAGTTTCTTGAATGTTGTAAAAGGGCTTCTCTTTAACGGCAGTTTTGTCTGGGCTTGTATACTCTAGTCCGATAACAGACATCCAGTAAGCTTTCTTCTCCATGGAGTACCACCCAACATTGCTTGAATCGATATTATCATCACCAAAGAAAGTGGCTTCAAAGAAGTCCCAATAATCTTTGGCTTCAAATCGTCTACCATCAACTTTAAAATTGGCATCACGAGCCGCCATCACAGCACAGAAAATGTGTGCAATGCAGTTGACGATAATGTTGTAAACAGTGGTCAATAGATCCCCAGAAGGGTTAGAACCTTTTTGTTTCAATTTGAAAACTAAATCCATGAGGATATAAGGGGCATTATAAGTGTTCTCATGTAGTTTGAAAATCACATCTAATTCTTCATCTGTGAAGAAATTGTTTGCATCGTTCAGTAATATCCATTGAGTGATGCACACACAGGCCAACCAACAAAGAACTTCGTTGATTGAACCATCATATCCTTTAAAATCTCCAGGATACAAACGTGTTTGGGGTCCAAAACGTGTTAAACGTCTTCTGAGCATATCCCATTCACTTGAGTGTACATTTATACCAAGGGCAGAAAAACTACCAGTTGGATCACTCATCATATTTTCAACAAGACATTGTAAATATCTGCGTCTCGTGATCAGGTGCTTCAATGATGATGCGGAGAACAATCTAGTCGATACCGATTCCAATTTTGCTTTAGAGCGACGCTCATCCTTCAAGCAAACTTGCCAGTAAATTTCACATGGTCGATTGTGTTTCAAATCCTCTACGTATTTAAGTACTTCCTGTTCATATGAGGGTGTGCATCTCCAAATTGGTTGGAAATCATCAGGACCAACATTTTCAACAAATGCTAACTTTCCTCTAATTCCATTTGATTTCCATTTTTCTGGAACACCACATGCAGTTCGCATGTTAAGTGAACGAGTATGTCGCCACTCTGGCACTCCATTCAAAGCTTCATTAACAGATAAAATACGAGGTCGGTATTTACATGGTATCTTTCTAGCAACTTCTAAAGATGCCTCTTTCAAGACAATCCATTGTTCTTCAGTTAAAATTGTTGGGCATGGAACATCATGAAGATACTTAGGATGAGGGGGGAAATTAATTCTGCCAAGATCTTTCTTAACATATTTCTTTAATCCTTCTTCTGCTGGTGATATTAAAACACCGTCCTTAGTTACAGGTCTCAAAATTGCAGGACCAGTTATAGGCTCTTGGAGAACACCATATAAAACTGATTTTTCAATTTTTGTCTTGGTTGGCAAACGAATAGCTTTCTGTGGAGTCAATTTCTCAACCACCTCAATATAATCTAAAGGTATTTGAATTTCATGACCCATTTGAGCACTGAAAATCTGTTCGGGATCAATTGTTGGTAAATAATGGACAATAGCTGTATCAGTCGATCCGGCGACGTGTATTCCAACTAATTTCTTTCCAACAACACCACTAAAAACGATATATGGAGCCCCACAAAAACCAGGTCCAGAAGGAACTTGAACTTTCATGTGTTCATCCAATTGATACCATTGATCAGTACCAGGGTCATCATACTGCAAATAACTGTCACTCTCGCCAACACCAGTCATTATTTCTAATGTACCACTCTCCGATCGACAAACCCTTCCAACAGGAGAGATCTGCAAATTCTTTGAATATTTGCTTGGATCGAAAATGTGTTGTGTGATCTGCGAAAATTCTGGAAATGCTGTATCGTCGATGTGGCCATAAACCAAATCTTCTCCAGCACGAACCCATTCAATTTTTGGGACCCGAATTTTGAATTCTCCACGTGCGGTGATGAATTTAACATAATTAAACCCTCTTGGTCGATTTATGAGATAATGTAGAACAGTAACAAACATGCGACCCTTTAAAAAGGTGCAATAAAGTTTTCCAAAGGTTTTACCCTTATCGTCTTCCCACATGATTTTAGCAATGTTAGGACCAACTTTATGTTCAACAATATTCATGGCATTAGGATCTAGACCCATTTGCCCTGTGTACGTTGTTTCCTCGAGAACAATCTTTTGGCCTCGTTGTAATGGTGCGCGTTTTGCTTTTTGGTGTTTTTCCTTCTCAGTCTTATCATCGCCAGAATTTCCGGCGGCTTGAGCATCATGCTTATTTGCTTTAAGGGCGGGTTTCAACATCATAAATGCTGTTCCCATAAGCCCCATTGCAGATAACAATGCACCAACATAGGCTACGGATTTTCCTTCAGGCGTGGAAAACCATTTGATCTTCTCTTTAAACATCTCGACGGTATTACTAATTAGGCTTTTGCAGTTTTTCGCCATAAGTGCAGAATACTCTTTGCACGCTTTAGCAAACCACGCGTCTCGATATCTAACAACATCCTCTTCTTTCTCAATAGCTTGAGTGTCTGAGAGAGCATCTTTCTCCATTTGAGCACAAACAGATGCAACTTTCTCCCATGGGTCCACATTAGAATGGACAATTTGATGAGGATATTTTGGTCCTAACTTGGTTTTCCAAGTAGGTGGGATTGGGGCAGACTCTGTGGGAGTGGTGCCAGTGAGAATTTTGATGCTTCCAGTGTCAAATTCAACAGGAACTTTACCCAACCATCCACAGATATATGGATAAATAATTTTATCAAGCTCAATCCCAGTGATAGCTTGAAAATTTTGGAAAAGTTCTTTTTCAAGAGGCCAGCATTTTTCATCAATATGAGTATCGATAAATTGAATAAATTCATACAGAAACGCTTTGTCTTTAAGCAAACGCTTGGCAATCACAGTATTGTTGTAATGCACCGTAGCGTGAGCTTGAGACTTCTCTTGAATGGCTTTAAGGAAACAATCAATTTGGCAATTTTCAAATGAACCATTGCGAATGAAATAGTTATACAATTCAGTTATATGCGCAACAATCTGATGAATCTTAACGGCTGTATAATGATCATTAGGTTTCTTAGTTCCAAATATTTTGAGCATTTGTGCATGAACACTATTATCATTAGATTCTTCCTTCATTAGTTCATTGATACCAAAACGAGAGAGGATAGAGGCTTTAACTGACACATTTCCACGCATTTGCAATTGTTTCAATATGTCATGACGTAAACTCTCCTCTCCTTCTTTGACTAGAAATCTACTAATATTGTTCTGATCAGCTTTACGATTATCCAAAAGATCAAGGACTTCAGCAAGTAGATCAAAATAAGTTCCAGATGTCCATTCACTTTTGCCTTGGCGTTTCCATTTAGCGAGATAAATCAAACGTGACCATTGAGCTCCATATTTTTCTCGAGCCTTATCCTGGTCAATGCCAAATCCTGGAATATAAACTTCTGGATCACAATCAAACTGGCAATCAAAATCAATTCTTCTCAAAAATGCTTCTTTGCACTCTAAATGAACATTCGGTGGTATCACAGATCCATTGCAGGTCATCATGATCATATCAGAGCAAAAGAAAGTTGTTCCTTTGCCTTGGAAGGCCATATTTAAAGAAAATGGTTGATCATTTGCCATTTGAATTAGTTCACCGGCGAACATAGTACGCATTTCTGCATCGTCAACTTGCCAGACATCATCGAAGATGGCACAAAATTGGCCATGATAACCTTCCCAGTACCCATTTTTGTCTTTGGGTTTTGAATAGCGCGAAGCACTGATGGTAAATGGAATACCCATTGATTTATAGTGCGCTATGTAAGCATCATGGATAAGCATATCCATACAAATGGATTTCCCAATTCCAGGTTTTCCACTCATCATAATAACAACAGGACGCGGTCGCCCGTGATCACACTTAAGCCTTTGATAAACAGCAGGCATAAATTTTTCAAGCGTTGTGAAATGAGCAGTAAAAACTTGGAATTTTTGAGAAGCTAGTCCAACTTTCTCAATACGCAAACGTAATTGACATCCCTCGTCATACAATGCTTTGAATCGATGACATAATTGAACTGAATCATCAATCATAGCACTCATATCATGGGGAAGAGCGTTTGCTAGAGTTTCTTCAAAATCTTTTACATCTTTTTGGAGACGTTCTAATTCAATGGCATTTGTATCGCCATAGATAGTTTTGAAGACATAGTCAGTGCACTCAATCAAAGTTTTCCAAATCCATTGTGCATCCTTAAGGGAGTGAACAGTGGCACTCAAATTCTTTGCGCGTTCCCGATTCAATTTTTGGGTATACAAATCAGTTTTGCCGAAAATTCCAGCAATAACATGACATAAAGAAGAAATGAGCGTTTCACGATCTTCTGGTCCTTGAGCTCTAATAACTTCTTCTGGACGAATGAGTTTCATAAGTTTTTGTACAGCTTGTACTGTAAAATGAGCAAAGCCATTAGCAGTGCACCACATAACTCCAACAGTCATTTTAAGACTCACTGAAAGCTCATCTTCCATAAGGACTCGTAATAAGCAACCAAAACTAATCAGTTTCTCAATGAACGTGATAGCCATTTCTAACAAAGTGGCTTCGGTAGGCATAATCACATTCAACATTGATCTCTTAAATTCTACAAATTGGTTACTCATATTAGAACACATCTCTTCAACACGACCTAAGGTCTTGCCAGCGGCATCTTCAATACGATCAACAATACCACTGTCAATCTTGACCTTAAATTCATGGTCTCCAATCAAGGCAGTGCGGAGCATTTGTGCATTAAATTGTGGTTTCCAACCAGTTTCCCCTTCGAGAGATTCACCAGTCCAACTATCAAAATATCCACAATGCTCATTCCAAACTTGGCGCAATGTATTGTCTTCATGTCCAAGACAATCACGGCAAGCTCGGACATATT